TACTACAACTGGTGGAGATATCACTCAGTATAGTAGTGAGAATGGTGAGGTCTTAAGTGTATTAGTAAGAGAAACACAGACAACTAATAAGTTATTACAAGCACAGAATCAATTACTTCTTCGTGGAAGTAAAGGTGGTGCTATTACTAAGTTTGAAAAACAAGAGTCAGCACTAGAAGAGACAGAAGATCTGTCTGATACTCAAGGATACGATAAAGCAAAGCAGAAGAATCCTTTCAAAGCTTTGTGGGATATGATCTGGGGAGGAATCAAAAATTTCCTCAAACCTATCCTAGAAGCTGTTAAAGCTCTCGCTCCCGCTATTGCGGCAGCGGCAGCGATTGTTGTTGCTGCAATTAAAGCACAAGCAATTGCACAAGCATTAGGTGGACTCACTCAATCTTTGAGAGGTTTGAGGGGTGGAAGAATCAAACCAGTTACGGTTAGAGATGTAACTGGTATGCCTAGGGGGGCATTGACTGGAACTAATGTAAAAGGTGCATTACCTCCTGGAAGAGTAACACCAACATCTTCTGCACTATCTACAACTAGAGTAAAACCAAACGTAAGTAACGTTACTGGTACTAAAGCACTTAACCCTAGTGCAGCTCAGAAATTTGATCCTCAGGTAAAGGTAAAACCTGAAACAAGAGTTTTAGAAACAGTAGATGTTGATAGGGGAAGCTTTAAAGGATCTGATAGAAGATTTGAAGCACTTAGGGAACAGGCTCAGAGAGGTGTACCTGAAGAAGCAGCAAATGCTAGAAGAATACTACAGAATCAGGGTGCTGATGTAAATGTAAGACCAAAAACTCCTGCTATTCCAAAAGGTGTAACAAACTCTGCTGATGATATAGTTGGTGCAGCAAGTGATATTGCTCAAACTGGTAAAAAATCTGGATTGAGATTTTTGATTCCTGGTGCAAGTGCTATTACAGCAGGATTGTCTATAATCTCTGGAGATTACGCTGGTGCTATTGTTGATTCTGCTGATGCTGCAGGTGATCTAGCAGTCGCAACAGGTGCTACAGGCGCTGCTGCTACAGTCGGATCTGCTCTAAGCGCAGGTGCTGCAGTTATTGGTGCTGGTATCACATCATCTTATGTGGGTGAATGGACTCGTGGTGTTGGTGATTGGGTTCGTGGAGATGGTAATAACGCCGCATTGAACATTATTAGTAGTATTACTGAAGGACTTTCTGCAGCACTTGAGACAATTGGTGCTCCATTCCGTGCAATCTTTGAGTTCGTCAACTCTGGATTTAACATGGAAAAATCCAATGAAGTGATGGCGGAAATTGACTCTAATATCCGTGAGTCTGCTAGACAAGGACTCAATGCTATTGACTTCTTAAATATCATTCCAGATGAGAAAGGAGCATATGGTACACTAGGATTGTATGGTGATGCTGCTAAGAGAGCAGACGCTAAGATGCGTGGTGAGGGTGAAGTTAAGAACGCTAAAGGTGGTTCATACTTCTTAGACAATCCTTCAAACTTTGGACCATTCCAAGGTGGAGAAGCAGGTGGTGAAGTTGTTACCTTTACTCCATTTGGGGGAAGGAAACTTGTTAATGAAATGGGTGCTCATATGACTGATGCACTACAAGCACCATTCCAATTTGCTATTGGTGGTATTGCTGCAGCAGTAGATAAAGTTATTGGTATGCTTGGTCCTATTGGACAGATGATGAAGTCAGCAGTTGGTCCTACGTTAGAAAAACTAGTAAAAGCATCTGGATTGACCAATCTAAGTTTGAAGAATGTTAGTGGTGGTCTTGGTCCTATGGGAGGATTGTTTGGTGGTTTAACTAGTGCGGTTAGTGGTTTATTACCAGGATTGAATCTCAACCGTAATACTTTGAACAGAGGACCAGGAGGAGCACCTCGCCCAGGTTCAACTGCTGGTAGTAATGTCCTTAATGTTGGTTCTGGTGGCGGAGAGTTGAAAGGATTGACTCGCGAAGATTATGAATACATGGCTAGAACAATTGCAGGTGAAGCGGGACCAGGAGATGATCAATACCTAGTTGCTGGCGCTATCTTAAACAGAGTCGCATCTGGTGCGTTCCCAAATTCTGTTAAGAGTGTAGTAACAGCAGGGCAAGGAACAGCTCATCCTCAATTTGAAGGATATATTGCAAATGCTAACACTGATGAAATTGTAGCGCGTTTGATGTCTCCAGAAGGTCAGGCAAGACTTGTCGCTTCGCTCAATAGATTACAAGGAAGAACTGACTTTAAGGGTCAAACTCAACTTCATAATAGAGTTGCTGCTGAAGATCCTATGTTTGATAAGTTAGGAAACTTTGCTCATTACTCCTGGCAGAAAGGTCCTAATTCAGTTAGACCATCTACCTATGTTGATCCAAACTATGGAATGTTTATCAAAAAACAAAACAATCTATCACCAGTGACTGCACCTCCTACATTAGGATCTAACTTCCCTAACATTAATGCTCCTACACTGTCTACAACGGATCAAATTTTAATGGAGACTATGCCTGAATTATTCAGGGCTATGCAAAGTCTGAAGTCACTGAACAATGGGGGTGGTAATACTACAACTACAGATGGAACTGGTGGTATTCTGCAACCTGCTTCAGATCCACATGCATCCCTATTTGCTCCACTTCATCTCAGTAGATTAGGTGCTAACTGATGGCTAAGGATAAGAATCTGAATAATGCTGCAGCATTTAAATATAAAAGTGTTAGGATTACTCTAGAAGATGGTCCTAACAAGGGAAAGACCTATGAGATCGGTGCCCTTGTATATGGTTTTACATATTACGAGGACATTACTAAACCATTTATCAGTGCTAACTTAAATATCAATGATAGTGGTATGAACCTAATTGGTAGTGGTCTTGGTCCCATCACTGGTGG